ATAGCTTTTTTAGCTTCTTCTACGGTCATCTACTTGTTCTCCTTTAGTTGTGTTTGATTTATGGTTTCCAGTGCCACTTCGAGATAGCTACTACTACCTCTATATGCTCTCCACTCTTGTTCTATGACAGAAGAACAGCCTATAGCGTCTTTCCTACCATCTACCCTTGCTTCTGTTATGAGGGCTTGGATTTGTTCTTCGACTTGCAACACTATGTCTGATACTGGTGTTTTGAGTATCAAATCAGCGTCTTTACTGTTTGAAGTCATACCATTATAAAGCAAGTGTAGTTTTCCTCTTATCTCATCTAGTGTATTAGCTTGGGGTTTGGGGGTGTTGGTCATCACCTAATCCTCGACAATGTTAAAGCCTAATGCGTGTAGAAAATCTACTAGCTGGCTTCTTTTTAATTCTTTATCACCACCTTTGCCGTAGAACTTGGCGTTCTGTAATTCTGCATCACGCAGGTTTGCACCACGCAGGTCTGCACCACGCAGGTTTGCACCACGCAGGTCTGCACCACTCAGGTTTGCATCACGCAGGTTTGCACCACGCAGGTCTGCACCACTCAGGTTTGCACCACGCAGGTCTGCACTACTCAGGTCTGCACTACGCAGGTCTGCACCACGCAGGTCTGCACTACTCAGGTCTGCACCACTCAGGTTTGCATCACTCAGGTCTGCACCACTCAGGTTTGCACCACTCAGGTTTGCATCATTTTCCACTGCCTCAACGACTGCTTCTTTTAGTGTTGGCTTTGTAGATTGGTAAATGATAGACTCGTCATGCCGTGATTTAATAGCTATACCAATAGGCTTATCAGTCTCTATATCAACTTGGTCAACGTACTTCTTTAATTCTTCAATCTTTGCTAGGACTTGTTCTTTTGTTAATTTACTCATAGTTTCTCCTTTAATTTATTAGTTATCTCATCATAGTGTATTACTCATAGCTATAGTGCCTCCTTAGATTTAATAGCAACCAATTCAAGTTCTTCAGAAAATATCCCCAGATCTTCCTCAGTAAACAGCCACTTCATAGCTTTTAGCCAATCTCCACCCATCTCAGTTTTAAGAGCTTCTTCGTTCCACATAGAGTCTGATTCAAACTCTACTTCAAATACGGCTACCATTTTACTCATTAGATAGCCTCAATGAATGAACCAGCTTTGCTAGTCTTCTTAGTTTTCATGCTCTTTAGCTTAGTAGTTTTGGCGGATTCTCTCACGCCCATCATCACACCTGCGCCCAACACAAGCCCTACAGCTCCTGCTATTACAAAGACAATCGAGAACTGCACTAGATACTGAAAGCCAGACTCTAGTAGCCCTGCAAGCGCTATGACCGCTACGTTTACACCGTCAGCGATGAACTGTATCGCAAGGGGATTACCTAACGCTATTAACAGAACGCTGATCGTTATTAGTTTGTTGTACCAAGACATTGATTTAAGTTTACTCATATTTACCACTCCTTATTTAATTACCTAAAAACAGTATAGCACATACTATCAGCTTGAGCAATAGTATTATCCACACATTGTAAGAGTTTCTTACTAAATATCTATTTTTTGTCGGAGCCAGCAAAAAATGAATGTCAGCGAATATATCGCGGAGGTTATCCACAACTGTCAAAGATTAGTTGACACATCTCGCCCAATAAAAAAACACCCCTAGAAAAGGCGCTTTTTTGGAGCTGTAATTATCTATAACAACTATAACACAGTTACCTAAAATAAAAAAACCGTAAGCTTGAAAACGGGTGGACGTTCTCGGGAGTTGCTTACGGTATTACAAGTAGTATAGCACGGCTAGACTATTACTAGCACAAGTGGTATTATGGTTGTAAGCAAAGAGTTCTAATCAGCCCTTTGCGAATATTAACGAATGAGGGTTTTGTTTGTTACTAGTTTCTTGCTATAATGTAAGTGATTAGAACTCTAGGAAGCCCTCGGAAAGAGGGTTTTTCTCTTGGAAGAAATAAAAATAACAGAAGAACAGCTAAGAACAGTGCTGTCTAAACTTGTAGGTGTGGGTAATGGTTTTGGCCGGTTTGGTGACAGTTTAATTGAAGCACTAAAAAGGGAGCTTATTAATGAGTAGATTCACCAAGGACATAGGCCTATTCACCCAGATAGCAAACGAACTAATAAAAGATAAGAACCTTTCATGGTCTGCAAAGGGCGTTTACTGCTATTTAGCTAGCAAGAAGGATGGTTGGCAGTTCTATCAGCAAGAGATAGCAAAAAACTCTAGCAATGGGATAGACGCCACTAGGACAGCTATACAGCAACTTGTTAAGTTTGGATGGCTAAGTCGAAGCGCAACAATGGGTCATAATGAGAAGGGGTACAATTCAGGATATGACTACCACCTACACAATAAACCCTACGTAGGAAAACCCAACGTAGGGGAACCGCACACTAGTAATACTAACAAGAGTAATACTAACAAGAGTAAAGTTACTAAAGTAACTTTGGCTAGTGCCGTGAAAAAAGAAAAGCCGCCAATTAGTGATGAGGTTTTGAAGCACTACTACAAGGCAGTATCCGAGCTATCAATACCAGTCAAGAACAACTCCAATTTGAAGATCAAATCTAACGCACTCAAAAAAGAGGTAGGCGAGGATGGGGCAATCAAATATCTAAGGTTTATAGCCGAACAATACCAGAGTCTACCCGATGATGGTTTTAAACCTTCATTGAGCGAGGGTATGGATATCTACGCAAAAAGAGGGCAGATAGGTAACTGGATTAATAAACGAATCAATAAACCAACCAAAGGGACACACAAAGTATGAGCTATGAACTTACAGACTATAAGGGTCAATCACTAACGATAACGAGCGAGCAAGCAGACAGTATTGCAAACATAGCCGAACTGATAGAGATAGAAATAAGAGGGCAGAAACACTACCTAAACCCCAAGAACATAGCGAGCATACGACCCACCCGACAGACCGAGCAGCCCACTGATATGCTTATAGACGCGCCGGACTACAGAGGCAGAGTCAGCAAGAACAAAGAGAAGATACGCCAGATGCTTAAAGACAAGGGTATCTAGGTAGCGTATACTAGTAGATACATTAACAATTTCATAGTAAACAGTATGCACGAATCACTGGATAGGTTGCCGAAAGGCAGCGACACTCATATAAACTAATTTTCAAACTATTACAAAATGGGTGTTTGTTTTGCTAACCATATCCAGTCGTGCCTACTGTTTATTATCAATAGTAGTTAGTAGTGAGGGCGCAGGATCACAGGCACAGAACCTGATTCAGACTAAGCTTGCTGTAACCCTCTCTACTGCCTATTATCCCGTTCATGCTAAACTAACGGCATGAACCACCTAATAAACAAGAAGTTCAAAGTAAAACAAATACCCGCCAAATACAGTTGGACTAACTACCTAGCCAGAGACCCAGCCATAAAGTTGAACAAACAAAAAGCGACCTCTTTACAAAAGTCGCTCATTTATACACAAAGCAAAGACAACTAGCTAGGTTTCTATTGCATCAGCTAGCCACTGCTTAGTATTACTCATTGTCTATCTCCTTTTTAACTGTGAATAGATTATTGGGCGCACTATATTTTCCCACGGTAGTATAAATTGACCAGGTCTACCGCCAACTTTAAACTCAAACTCTATTTTCTTAGCTATATCTTCACAAAAACCCTGCACAGCTGCTACTTCTGCTTCATGTATTAGGCGGTTTATCTCATCATGTACACGCTGCACTCTAGTATCCTCGTCCTGGTGTGGGCTGAAGTCCCAGTATTGTATTATCTCGTTTATCTGTTCGTCTAGTTTACTCACAACTAAACCCCATACTTTCGTTTATTAGCTTGAACTCACCGCCAAATGCACACTCCAGACCCACGTACGAGCCGTCAGACTGCATATTGACTGCTCTTGCACTAACGCCCAAGGCATAGCCCATTGCAACCGCCATGACGAAGAACCAGACTGCTGCAAGAAACACGCCAAATGCTATTCCTGCTAGTATATTCCTAAAACTATTCATACCACTCCTTGCTGTAATTGATAAGGTGAACAGTTTAGATCTTATTCAGGATAGCTCGCAACTCATTAAAGGTTCTCAACCTAAATACAGTATAGCAGTTACAGTACTAAAGTCAACCCCTATTGTACAAAAGTAAGCATGAGGGGTATAGTGTATACATAACGACCCAGGCTAAAGTTGCTCGCACCTTACAATCAACCTCCAATGATTGATACTATAATTCTCACACACACAGTATTGTCTCTCACATGAGATACTGACCTAAAACAAACATGATTGCCATCCTTGCCAGGTGGCATTTTTTAATGTACACTAACCATAACTAACTTAAAGGACAGCCCCTCAATGGATAAGCCCGCCCAATCTCTAAAAAAGAAACTAAACAAAGCAATAAAAGAACGTGAAAGCCCTCAGAAAGACTGGGAGACTATAGCAGACGTACTAACCCCAGAAGGCAAGAAGAACATCAAGAAGGGTGATCTTATGGGTTTCGCCCAATCAGACGGAACTACTCACCACTACAAGTTCATGAGAGTAAACAAATCCAAAGACATATACATGGTCAAACGTATAAAGACATACACACCAGAAGAAGCAGAGCAACACATGGAAGATGAAGGGATAGCACCAAGTGAGTAAGGGAGTAAGTACAATGACTAAGTGTAAGAACGACGAGTGCGATCACATCAAGTTGAAAGACAACCTGTACTGTACTGAGCATAGTTGTTTGGCAGGCAAATTATATGACAGCCCAATGGAATATATGGTAGACCAAGACGGCATACCAAATATAGGAGGTGCAGTGATGTTTACACAATACTGTAAAAGGTTTAGAGAGCAGTTAGGCGATAGCGATATAGATAATAGCTGGGTATACTACAATATGGTGTCAAACTTCTATAGATGGGAACTACAAAGTGTCTAACCCCTACGCCAAGGCCGCCCAATTCATAGAGGAACAACTAACATGAAGATTAAAGCTGAGCTAAAGAACGTAACCGCCGCCAAATCCCAAAGTCAAGACATGGTGTATAAGTTTACATTTATAACAGACGACAAGAGCGTATTAGCACTAGGGGCATTACAGGCTGATACTATATTTAATATAGAGGTAAACCCAGAATGAGCAGACCAAAAGCAGTTACAGAACCAGTCATACTAGAACTAGAGAAAAGGTACAGAGATGGCGCTACTACATTGGAGTGTATTAATGGCATCATAGCGGAGTCAACATACTACGATTATCTCAAGAATGATATAGAGTTCTCGGAGCGTATGAGTATTGCTAGGGAGTATACTACTGAATTAGCCCAAGCAGTTATCGCCAGACGGGTAAAGCGCGGTGACGTAGATAGCGCTAAGTGGTGGTTAGAACGTAAGAATAAGAAAGAATTTAGCACACGCACAGAGACTACTGGAGCAGACGGCAAAGACTTACAGCCCATACTAGTGAAGTTCATGGATGAGAATACAGACAATAAGTAAAAGGCGCACAGCTTGAAGCAACAGATAGTAAACATACCTAAAGAATACAAGCGTCTATTTGATGATGACTGGCGAGAAGCTGCTGTATTTGGGGGTCGCTACTGCTTTACTGGCGAGACATTAGTATCTATGGCTGACGGTACGTTTAACAGGATAGACAGTCTTGCGGTGGGTGACAAAGTATTGTCTATGGTGGGTGTAGATGATATAATCACTAGTGTAGATATGTTTAAGGACAATTACGACCCTAAACCAATGCTACAGGTAATAATCAATGGCTACAAAACCAACACGACATACGACCACAAATACTTTAACGGGCAGTCTTATGTTCCTATCTATCAGCTTGTCTGGGGAATTATGGGAGCAAGTCAAAGACGAACCCTTGAATTATTATGTAAGCAATATGGGCCGTCTACTTACAACGAGCTACAAGGGTGGCTACAGAACCGAAGTAATGAAACCAGCGGTCAACCACAGCGGTTATTTAATGACGGTAGTTGGCAAGAGGACTCAACAAATACACCGCCTAATAGCAAGAACATTTATACCCAACCCAGAGAACAAAGAGACGGTAAACCACAAGAACGGAATCAAGACGGACAACCGCTTAGAGAATCTAGAGTGGGCAACACGCAGCGAGCAGTCGATACACCTGTGGCAAACAGGCTTGAGGACGGACGCACACTTAATGGGAAACAACTTCAGGAAGATGGACGAGACTCAAGTCAGAGAATTATTACAGTTTCGCTTAAACAATCCAACAATGCCGATAAGGCTAATGGCGAAGCATTTATCGAACAAGACTGGGTTGAACTACGATGGGATAAGAGATTTACTGGGTCGCAGGACTTGGAAGCACTTACAGACGGAATATCCGTACAAACCCATGACAGTATGGGAAGCTCGAAAAAATGGGTTGAAGTGGCAAGAGTTTATGAATCAACAGACGTATGGTGCATAAGCACAGACAAGAATCATAACTACTTTGCTAATGGCGTAAATGTAAGCAACTCTTTGAAATCTCACACTATAGCTAGAGTGCTGCTTATCCAGGGTAGACAAAAGAAAATGCGCTTTGGTTGCTTCCGTGAGTATCAGAACTCCATAGCTGACTCATCACACCAACTACTTAAAGACCTAATCAATCAATACGAGCTGCATGACTACAAGGTAACAGAGAACTCTATCGTCAATACAATCAATGGTACTGACTTCTTATTTAAAGGACTCAAGCACAACGAACAATCTGTCAAGTCTATTGAGGGTATAGACATAGCATGGGTAGAAGAAGCCCAGACTATTAGCAAGGAATCAATCGAGGTACTAACACCAACTGTGCGTAAGCCAGGCTCTAAGATTATCTATTCATACAACCGACTACTAGAGAACGACCCAGTACATCAACGCTTAGTGATAGAGGGCCGCCCAAACACTATCCTAATAAACGTCAACTATGACATAGCAGAGAAGTACGGACTACTACCAGATGTTATCAAGAATGAAATAGAAGATGACAAAGAGAATAGACCATCACTGTATAAGCACAAGTGGCTAGGTGAACCAAACAGCGTAGAGCGTAGAGTATACAATGGCTGGGTACAAGTAGAGGGTATACCGCATGAAGCTAGACTAGAACGCAGAGGGCTGGACTTTGGCTTTAAGAACGACCAAAGCGCACTAATAGCAATCTACTACTATAATGGTGGATATATCATTGATGAAGAAATGTACCGCAAAGGTATGCACAACAATCACATAGCAGCCAACATAGACGGACAGGAAGATCCAAACACTCTCGTAGTTGCGGACAGCTCAGAGCCAAAAACAGTGGCAGACTTAAAAGATAATTTTGGTATTAACGTGATCGGCGTTAAGAAGGTAGGTGGCATAACAAGTACAGGCTCTAAGAAGTCCTTTAAGATATTTGGCATTGACTACGTAGGACAGCAGAAGATTAGCGTAACACGTAGATCACTTAACATATGGCGTGAATATACACAGTACCTACACAAAGAGGATAGAGATGGACGCATATTGAACGACCCAGAGGACGGCAACGATCACGCAATGGACGCACTGATGTATGGATTCATGGGACTTAGACCACAAGACGAAGAAGATGAAGAAGTAACAGCTCCCGACTGGATTAAGCAGTCAATGGGCATAAACTAGGAGAGAACACCACTGGATAACCACAAGAAATATATGGTACAATAATAATGACTAGTAGACGTGTTACTGATAGCAAATTGAAAGACAAGAAAACATCATATACAGACAAGCCTAAAGAAGGTGCTGAAAAAGATACGCTTAAAATGGTCATGGACATGCACAAAGACTGGAAGTCTTACAGTGACAAGCTAAAGCCTGACTACATCCGTGACACTAAACTTTATAACAATGAACGTGTATCCAAGAACCGATACCGAGGTGTAGCAGATACATTTGTACCTATGACATTCGGAACTATTGAGACTATGGTTGCTGCACTAGCGACTGGTAATCTTAACACCGACTTTATACCACAGGACATTTATAAGTACCTACAAGAACGCTTCGAAAAGGGCTTTGAAGAAGGTGGTGAAATGTCTAAAGAACAATTCCTAGTAGAAGCAATACGTGAAGCAGTTAGTGGCGGTGTGATTGAAGATGAAACACTTGATGTACTTAACGCTCTGTATGATTACTTCTGGGATATTGGTAATTGGGATAATGAACTAGAGAACCTAGTACGTGACGGACTAAAGACAGGAACAGGCGCTTGGTGGTTGACATGGAACGTAGACCATCCTGAATTAGTAACCGTGCCATTCCCTGATTATATATTTGACCCAACAGCAAGCGGAGACAAGGCAGCTAAATACAATGGCCGACGGTACATGGCTGATATTGATGAACTACGCAATGAAGAAATTGCTGATACTGACCCAAAGGCAAAAACAGGAGCTATGAAGAAACGCTACAATATCCCTGAGGATATAAGCAAGGCTAACTCTAAGTCAGAAAAAGACAAGCACGATAAGCAGATGAAAGAAGAACTGTTGTTTGGTTCTACTGTTGACTACGATGCGAAGAAAGACAACAAACAAGTAGAGGTCATAGAGATACAAACAGACGACAGATGCTACACAGTATTGAACCGCCAATACCTAATAGAAGATGAAGTAAACCCATTCAAGGCACAGGCCGAGCTAATGGGTATAGAGTATGACGGCTTCTTATCTGGCATCACATGGGCTAACTACAAAGACAACTCCCTATTAGTAGGACGCAGCGAGACTGCTACATTCTGGCAAGAACAAGAACGCCTTAATGATGTCACTAACCAGAAGTCAGATGCAGTTACAAGAGCATTGATACAACAAAAACTAGTAGACCCTGCACTTAAATCACAGAAGAACTCTATGGGTATTACTGGTGCAGTACTATGGGGAACAGCAGGACAAGTCGCTAACATCCCACAAGACCAAGTACCACCACTTGCATTCGGCGAAGAAAACTCTATTAAGAACAACATACGTGAAGTTACCGCCACAGACCAGATCGTTAAAGGTGTAGGTTCAGACAGTGATGTTACCGCAACCGAAGCAAAACTGCAGGTCGCACAATCTGGTCAACGCATAGAAATGAAGATAAAGAGCCTAGAGCGTGGCCCACTTAAAGTACTTGCAATTAAGACGCTATACCTAACACAACTATTCATATCTGACCCATTCATAGTGCCGCAACCAGGAAGCAACGGTATTAGTGCTGTATTGTTTGACCCAAGCAAGTATTCAGGTAACTTCATACCAAAGGTTAAACTTACTATAGATGCTAAGAACTCCGAGAAGCGTGAACAGGCTGAACAGCTAAACACTTACCAGATATTGATACAAGACCCTACTAACAACCTACAGGCTGTTAAAGAACTTCTACTACCTAAGATTACTGGATTTGATAAAGACGAAGTAAAGCGTATATCAGAACAACCACAACCAGAAGAGATGATGGGAGAACAATTACCACAGGAATCACCAGCAGAGGAGATGTTAGCCTAATGGATGACCAATCAGAGTTACGATTACAGACAGAACGGTTTGTGCAGTCAGAGTATGGACAATACATACTCGATTTGCTTGAGGAGATGTATCAGGGCAAGCTATCAAACGCTCAGTCAATTAACAATGACAAACCTGTACGTGATTTAGATAGAGGCGTAGGAATAAGGGAGGTAATCACAGCTATTAAATCCCCGTTGGAATAACAAGCCTCTCTACAGTGAGTTCAAAACAAACTCGCCAGGCTGTAGGGGGACTTGTTCGGCTAACGGCAACGAATAAACGAACAGCACATTAACAATACTAATCAGAATGAGGGCACGGACTATGTCCTGTCCCTTTATTCGACAATAAGGCGTAGTATCGCTATCTTTTCAACCAAACAATTCCCGAAAGGATAAACACCGATCTCTAGTCACAATGTCGTGTCCTCTTTCTGGCGAGTATTAACAATAAATAGGAGTACGGAAAATGGATAAAACCACAACCCCAGCTTCAACAGATGACGGCGCAGCTACACCAGTAGACGCACAACCAGTTCTACCCGTTGAAGATGCGGCGGCAACCCCACAACCAACGCCAACAAGTCAAGAACCAGCACAAGCAGACCCAGAGTATGCCGCTTGGTTAGAATCAAAGAAGTTAGACGGTACATCCGCTGATGCTTTCGAGCAAGCAGCTAAGATGGCATATAACTCAGAGAAACTTATGACTAAGGCCACGCAAGAAGCATCTGAACTGAAAAGGTCACTGAGTGGTAACACACCAGTAGAGCAAGGACAAGACCCAGGAATGGGCGAGTTCATCGCAGACTACAAGAGGGACAAGATGATAGGCACGTTCAAGGAAACGCACAAAGATTGGCAACAGCACGAACCAGCAATGGCGACACTGTTACAAGAACAAGTGCAAACACCTGATGGCGTGTTCACAAGAAGCCAATTAGTAAACGCTGGTTATGCCAGCCTAGAACAAATTTACCGAGAAGCTAAAGGTTCATCCCCTGATACAGGATCAATTAAAACAGAAGCCAAGCAAGAAGTACTCCAGCAATTAGCAAACACGCAACGAGCTGGAGGCGCATCACCTAACGCTTCACAATCTAATCCTAAAGCACCCGTAGCTGATACAGCAATGGACGCTTTTAAAAGAGGAATGGGCGTAGAGTAGCACTCTGAATATCTCGTTGCTTTAACCAAACGAAAGCAACAACCACAATGGGATTTAACGCAGCATCAGGACACCTAGCTGTCCTAGACGAAGCTTTTAGCTTACCGTCTAAAACATCAGAAATAGTAAACAAGGGCGATGTAAAACTCGACTTTGAAGGACGAAACGCAGTAACAATCTATTCAATAGATGACGTAGAAGAAGTAAATTACGTTTCTAACGGTGTAAACCGTTTTGGAACAATGAACGAAATCTCTACACAGACACAGACATTCACACTTTCACAAGACAAAGGTGCAACATGGTCAATTGATCGCCGTACTAACAGCGACCAAATGAACGTTGCAGACGCTCAAGAGTCAATCGCTCGCCAAGCACGTAACGTTGCAGTTCCAGCAGTAGACATCTACCGCCTTGCAATCGCACAAGCATACGCAGTAGCAAACAGCCAAACAGCAACAGCTGCTTTGACTGACACAAACGCTTACGAGAAGTTCCTAGATCAGAATGACGCAATGACAAACGCACTAGTACCTGAAGAAGGACGAGTATGTTACATGAACCCAACAGTTCACTCACTTCTAAAGCGAGATCCTGAATTTGTAAAGCAGTGTGACAAGAGTTATGCAGATCTTAAGACTGGAACAATCGGCATGGTTGACGGCGTGACATTGAAGAAAGTACCAACTAGCTACCTAGTAGCAAACACTGGTTACCTATTCATCCACGAAAACACAATGATTAGCCCAACCAAGTTCCAAATGGCTCGTGTACTTACAGAAGCACAGGGTATCGATGGTTCAGTTTGTGAATACCGACGTTACTACGACGCATTCATTCCTTCAAAAAAGGGTGTGAGCATCCGTGCACACATGATCGCCTAATAACTTAGGAGTAAATTAAATGTCAAGATTACCAGCACCAACAGTAGGCACAGAGAACCAAGGGGATGGCCGCATGGTCAACACCCCTGGCTTCTACATCCACGAAGCGGCCAATAAAGTAGTAGAAACATCACCATTAGTTCCTGGACACGTTCAGGCTGATGCGTTTGTACAACTTGGCTTCCGAAAGATGAGTGATACCGAAGTAGCAGAGTATAAGAAATCTAAAGAAATTAAAACAGAGACTAAATAGTCTCGAAAAGGAAAATAATATGCCAGTAATGGAAGCAACAAATGTTTCTCTAGTCAGCGCTACTGTAACCGGTGACAAGACTTTAGCAGCAACAGACAACGGAGTAGCTCAAGTAGTTACTTCAACAGCAACATTGACACTACCAGCAACGGGAGTTGAATTTGAATTCACAATCGTTAATGGTGGTCAGAAATCAGTAACAATCACACTAAGTCCTAACGCAAACGACCAAATTGCAGGAAACGGTTTCACAGCCGCAGACAACAAGGATGCAATCAACACACTAGGTAACTACGGAGACACAATCTCAGTACGTGGTGACGGTTCAGGTGGTTGGGCAATCACTCAAGTACGTGGTAACTGGACTCGTCAGGCTTAAATAGCTACATAGAGCTGGTATACGCCAATGACTGCAAGTATAATAGACTGCAGAGGCATACATACCAGTTCAATTGTGTCTAATTAACCCAACAAGGAAAACATGGCAGACAAGACAATACAACAGATAAATACAGACAATAACCTGCCTAACCCATCAGGTAATGAGGTAGTACCAGCCTTTGACCCAGATGCACCTTCCTCTACCGTTGGTATTGTTATATCTGCATTACCTATTTCTACAGCCACACAGACCGCACTAGACGCTAAACAAGCTTCATTGGTATCAGGAACTAACATCAAGACTATAAACAGCACCAGCCTACTAGGAAGCGGTAATATAGCACTAGGCGGAGCGGTTGACTCAGTAAACACTCAGACTGGCGTAGTTGTGATAGATGCAGACGACATTAGCGATACGTCAACTACAAATAAGTATGTTACCTCTTCTGATGTTACTAATCTGTCAAACCTATCTGGAACCAACTCAGGTGACCAAGATATAAGTGGTATAGCAACCAACGCCAGCGCCATAACAGACATAGAGACAAAAACAGACAACATCTCTGTTACCCAGGCGGTTAATCTCGACACTATGGAATCTAATATAGCCACTAATAACTCTAAAACAACCAACGCCACTCATACAGGCGATGTTACAGGCTCGACATCTTTAACTATTGCTAACAACGCTGTTACTAACGCTAAAGCGGCTCAGATGGCTACTAAAACTTATAAAGGTAGGACAACTGCTGGCACTGGTAACTCAGAAGATGTAGCCGTAGCAACCCTAAAGACAGACTTAGTACTAGTAAAGGGTGATGTAGGACTAGGGAATGTGGATAACACCACCGACGCAGGTAAACCAGTATCGACAGCTCAACAAACTGCCCTAAACTTAAAAGCTAACTTAGCTTCTCCTAATTTAACAGGGACACCTACAGCACCAACACAAACTGCGGGCAACAGTACAACACGTATTGCCACTACTGCGTTCACTACAACAGCACTAAACCTAAAGGCCAACAACTCAAGAAATATCAACACAACTGCACCGCTATCAGGTGGCGGCAACCTATCAGCAGACCGCACACTGACTACTTCTATGGCAACCAATAGACTGATTGGGCGAGGTACTGCGTCTACGGGCGTGATGGAAGAAATAACACTTGGTACTAACTTATCACTTACAGGCACAACACTTAACGCTACGGGTGGTGGTGCTGTAGATGTCGTATCAAACGTAGCGACAAGCACCATTCTTGGTAGAACTACAGCAGGTTCAGGAGATTCAGAGGAACTAACACCTTCCGCAACACGCACACTGCTA